GCTATATTTGTAAGACCAGTATTGTCTGCAAAGTCATTGATTGCATTGTTCCATGTTTCAAGAGCATTTCTAATCATGAAATCTGTATCATTGTAAAATGTAGTAGTCCATGCTTCTGGTGCTTCTCTATCTCCAGCTATATTAACAGTTCTACCTCTAAAAGTTAAAGGTATAGTTCCTATATTAGATGCTGGTAAAGATGTTGCACTACATAAAAATGAAGTTCTTCTAACATCTAATCCTATTACAACACCAGATGGTGCATTAATAGATACGCGGTATTGGTTGCTTCTTGCTCCGCCACCAAGTAAATTTGCTTTAAAGTCATCTATCTGTGCCATGATTAACCTCCAACCTCGCTAAACGATACACCTGTACGAGTAGCAACAAAGTTTAATGTAATGAAGTTAATAGAACGAGCTGGTTTAACATAAATGTCTGCAACAAATTCATTTCTATCAATAACACTTCCCACGTTATTTGTAGCATCACACTTCACTGAGAAGTCTGTGATACCTCTACGACCTTGAACATCTCTTAGGAAAGGTTCAATTAAGCTTCTAAATTGTGCCCTTGTAAATTCATCATTGAATTCAAAGAGTTGAAATTTAGCAGCAGTAGCAATTGCTTTTTCTAAGACTAAGAATAATCTTCTGACATTAATTCTGTCAAAAGCACTTGGTTTAGTTTGAGCAGTTTTGTCACCGAATAAAGTTACACCTTGGCCTGGAAAGTTAACGACTGGGTTAACTCTTGCACGATATAAAATATCTCTATCAGCTGCATCAGGATTAAAGGATAATTTAATTGCCCCTCTAACACCTCCTCTAGTGTATCCAGCAGGACTAAACCATGCATCAGCAACATTATCTGTGTTTGCACATAATCCAGCAGTTGAACCATTTAGAGGTACGAATCTATAAACATCATTGTACTTGTCATACATGTACATGTATCCACTATCGAATACCATGTAAGATGAACTAGGACAAAGGTCAGCAGCAGTTCTTACATTACTTGCTTGTTTAGATGATGTTGTAACACCGACTGTAGCAGAGCGATGTGGTGAAACAAACGCAACACAATCTTTTCTACCCTCTACTAAATTTATTAACATGGTTACATGAGTATCATGAGCACCAGCAGTATCTCCAACGATACTTGATGAACCACCGATAACTAAATTGATATCTTCTGATGCATCATCTTTAAATTTATCATATGCAAGTTCAATCTCTCCAGCAGAAGTAGAGTAATCATCTGTTCCACCTGATAGAGTATCAATCGTTGTTGGTATCACACTTGTATAAGCTGCTGTAACATCTGTTCCCCAGTTACTACCAGCAGATATATGGTCTGTCCAAAATATAAATAATGATTTTGCAAATATTACGTTTGGATAATAGATACTATCACCTTGTGGTGATTTAGCAGATGAGTTCTTAGACATGAAACCAAATGTTTCTATAACTGCCCTTGTACTATTTCCAGCAGTATCTGTATCGTATCCTGTTATTTTACCATCAGCATCAGCAACGACTACATGTAGTTCATCACCAGCACCACGACCATTGGCTGTGTTATAGTCTGATGTGCCTGGAGCACCTGAGAATAAGTCAGCATATTTCCATCTTCTTTTAATTTTAGAATTGTCTGCTATTACACTTTGTAGACCAGCACCATTTGGGTCATCTTTTAATCTGATTGTTAATACTTCACCTGAAATTGATACTACTTCGTATTCATTGAAATCATCAATAGATATAAGGTTAGAAGTATCGGAATAGAATGATATTAAATCACCTACGTTAAAAGCAAAACCTGAAGCATCAGCGTCATCTACAGTTATTGTTGTATCGCCAACTGCACCAGCACCAGCAACTAAGTTGTTTGTACTTAAATCTTGTTCGTATGCAGTTGCACTTGGACATATTTCAACTCTTAATGAGTTACCATGTGTTCCTGCTGTTCTTGCAGCCCATTCTCCATGAGAACCTGAACCATCTTCGAAAGATGCTTGATAGTGGTCATCATCTCTAATTAAGATACCAGAGTTTGCTCCAGCATTTAATAATGCACTCTCTACTCTGACTACCTTTAATGAATCTGTATATTTTAAAAAGTTTGCGGCACTAAAAAATGTTTCGAATTGATTACCAGTTGTAACTGGTTTGCCAAATATCTGTACTAGTTCTTCTTCACTAGAGATATTAACTATTGATGATACTGGGCCTTTTTCAAAAGCTCCAGCAATAGCACCAATACTTGTTGCAACGGCAGGTACAACATTTGTCAAATCGATTTCGTTTACTTGTACGCCTGGTGATACTAAAAACGCCATTGACTTACTCCTATTTTATTTTTATAAAGTTTTAATTAAATCTTTAAGTTCTTTCATTTATTTATAAAAAAATCATACTCTAGATTTGTTTTTATATGTTTAGAAACATATAAATAGTTTTATGTCCAATAAACATTACAAAAAGTATAAAGAAACCATTAAAAAAGTGACAAAAAGAAATTATCATAAAAGAGTTTCTTCTTTGAATCAATATTTAGTAAATCAAACATGTATACATTGTGGTGAACCAGAGATAGCTTGTTTAAGATTTTATCCTCATGATAAAGAGATTCGCAAGAGTATTAAAAGAGTGGGTATGAATGATACAAGTAGAAAAACTGTGAAAAGACTTGTTGATACATCTAAGATAGTATGTTCTAACTGTTTAATTAAGATAGATAACGATTTATTAGACCCAACATTCCTATAACTACCAATCTGTATTGTGGTCTCTAACGACTGTAGTCCACCTAGTTCCATACTCATCCACCTCTACTTCTGGGTCATCTATTCCATTGTCGATAAATCCAAAAGGCGCCATGTCTTGTTCTAGTTGGTCTTTTTGTTCTCTATACATTCTTTCTCTGATATCATTGTCAGTTAATTCTTTAAAGTATTGTTGGTCGACTGCCCATGCAAATATGAATAAGCATGCAACCAAATCATCTGTACAACCATCATCTGCTTGATGAGAAGAACCTTTCACTACAAATGTAGACAACTCACTCATAATATCATAGTCTGGTATTAATAGTTTATCTGATTCTATTAACTGTTTTAGGTTTGAACATCCTACTCTTTTAACTGATTTAGTAGTTCTAACTCCTAATTGAGCTCTACCACCAGAGAATCCTGCTCCTAGTATTTGACCAGCACGACCTCGCATAGATGCCATAACTAGATTATCATACTCTAAATCATACTGCATTGCGTTAGCAACTTGTTCCCCTATATCATTTACTTCAATCAATACAAAACATTCATTGTATGCTTTTGCAACTTCGTATATTTTGTGTGGAAACATTAAAGGTTTAACTTCATTGTTTCTATATTTGGCAACTACTTTGTACGGCATGGTAGTAACATCAAATACTAAAAATGCTGAGTAATCCTGTGATGTTCCTCGTGAAACATCTGCAGTAAGAAAATAAGTTTTAGCTGGGTCTGGTCTTTCAAATATATCTAAGTCTGCATTACTTTGTATTGGGTCAACAAAAGGCATTAATTTTAATTTATGTGGAGCAATCAATGTATCAATAGAACCTAAGAATTCACATTCAAACTCTGAGTTAAATTGAGATTGAGATGTGTTTCGTATTGTTTCTTCTTTCCATACCTCATCACGACCTGGCACTTCTGACCAATGTACTTCTAATGGGATGTAGTCATTCTTTTTACCTACTGCATCAGTCCACAATTTGTAAAACATATTCATACCATGTGGGGTAGATACTATCATTACCTTTGTAGATTTACCAGATGATATTGTAGGATATACAGAACTAAAGAATTCTTCAGCTAATGATGTTGGTACATATGCAAACTCATCAAGGAAAATAATGTTATAAGAACCACCACGAATCGCACTTGCAGATGTTGAAGCGGCAAGTATACTTGAACCATTTTCTAAATCTAAACTTCCTTTGTTCCATGATACAACACCTTGTTGTAACCACTTAGGAAGATTCTCATATCCTAATTGTAATCTACCTAGTATATCTCTAGCAGTAGATGACTTGTTTGCAAGTATCGCTACATTAACATTCTCGTTAAATAAAACATAATGTAATAGATATGCAATAATTGTTGTTGACTTACCAGACTGTCTAGGAAGTTTACAGATTGTAAAACGATTTTCATGGAATGTTTTTACCATGTCTTGTTGAAAGTCATACATGTTAAATGGTACTAGACCTTCATCAAGAGATACAATCTTCATGTGTGTTTGTATAAAGTATACAGGGTCTTCCATACACTTTTGATATTCTTGTATTTGTTTTTTTGTAAACTCTACTTTAACATTAGATTTTTTTAAATTAGGATTACCAAGATATTGATTAACATCTGTAGCCATTATTTTTTCTTATCCTTTTTTAAAAGTTTTTGAAGTTCAGCAGTTGAACCAACATACAATGCGTTGGTTACATTCTTGGGTGCGTTACTAGGAACTTCTTTTAATCTTTTCATTGAACTTTGTAAACGAGATAATTTTTCTGTAACATCAGCAACTTGTGATATAAGATTACCTGCTACTTCATAACTTCTGGGATGGTCGGATTGTTTGGCAACTTCTAGTATACCA